TGCCCTCCTTATGTGCCTTATGACTGGCATTATTCGGGATCATTCTACTGGATGAATACGGATAACGTAAAAGAAAGATGGATAAATAAAGTACCTTTTCGTTATTATACAGAATCATTTCCCGGAATGATTGCAAAGCCTCAAGAATGTATTTTAGGGGCTTATTCGTCAAATTTAAACATGAGCTTCTACAATGAGCGCACCTGGGATATATTACAGCAACCCGTATAACAGTCAATCAATCGGTAAGGCTGTCAATGACTTTTGCAGAATAATTCCAAATGATAACGATTGGATAGTATTGCAGGACGGGGATATTTGTTATTTAACCCCTGAATGGGGAAAGATCATTGAAAAGGCTTTGGATATGGCTGGGAATCAATACCAGATTTTAGGGGCTTATACTAATAGGCTAAGGCTTACACATCAGCTCCATAATGGAGAGTTTTGTGATGACCACGAAATGAGATACCACTACCATATTGCCAAGCAATACGAGGCAAAGGAAGATGGCATAACGAAAACAGAATTACCTATTGCTGGGTGTTGGATGGCATTTAGAAAAAGCACATGGAAGTCCTTGGGAGGATTCTTTGAAAATACCATTGCTTTTGATGTCGATTTTTGCAACAGGGCTTTAAAGGAAAGAATGAGTCTTGGATTGGTTAACAGGCTTTACGTCTATCACCTTTACCGGATTTGGTCTGCAATACCCGCTTATGACGTTGGCCATTTGCCTAAATAAAAAATCATTTTGTGATAAACGGTAATTTTTTAATATATTTGGTCATGTTCAATGTAGAATCACGCATAATAACAGGTCAGGAAATCGCCACCTTAGCGGAGGCAAAGACCTATTTCAGAACTGAGGACAGCGGAGGCGTAGAGGATAGCCTTATCCTATCCCTTGTAAAGATGGCGAGGGAGACGATAGAGCGCAAGATTGACAGGTCTTTGGTAGCTTCTGAAATCGAAGTATTCGCTTCCGATTGGAAAGGGTATCTTCCGTTCGGTCCCGTGGTAAGTTATGAGATTGATGGCATCGCAACTGTGCAGGGTAACAGGTATCTTTATGTGAATACCTCTCAAAATGTGACGATTAAATACGAAACGGAGGCTTATTGTTCAGCCGGTATTAAGAACCTTGTTTTGGAACTGGCTTTCTATTGGTATGAGCGTGGAGAGTTTGAAGGCGGTGAGGTTCCGGCTAAATTGAAACCATTGATCAGGGCACATTCAAGACTTAACTTCATAGCATGAAGAGGGATAAGTGGCTTATCATTCAGAAATCTACCACAACAGTGGGGCAAACTGGAGGAAGTAGATCCACCTGGACCACACATTGGCAGGGGTGGGCAAATGTTGAGGAAAGCACATACAATACCGCAATGGAGGAAGGGCAATGGTCGGGTAATAAGGCTATAAAATGCAATGTCAGGAAGTTCCCGATAACAGGGGAGATCAATTCAACTTATCGGATCAATTACAGGGGCATTAACTACCTTATCGGATCTGTTAGAGAATTGGACAGGTTCACATTGGAAATTATGGCAAGTACTAAATTGAGGGATGTATGACAGGCCTAACCCTTGAAATGAAAGGATTAATTGAGAAGCTGGAAAGCCTTCCAAAAGAAACCGAACAGAGGATGGTCAAGGAATTGAGGGTGACAGGGCTAATGATTGAGACTGATTACAAGATAGCAGTCCCTGTTGATACTGGTCGCTTGCGTTCTTCAATACATACTGAGCATTCAGATTTCAGGAACTTTACCTATAATGACAAGCAGGGTAATATGTTTGATGGGAAATTGAGCATTGACCCCAATGATAGGCAGGTGGTAGTAGGTACAAACGTGGTTTACTCAACCAAGATTGAGATTGAAGGCGGTAAGATAATGGGCAAGGATGCCCTTTCAAATGCATTTAAGAAGAACACATCAGGCCTATTGGATAGGCTGTTGAAATTGATATGATACTTACAGGAACAATCATAAGGAAAGCAATCAGAAATGCCATATTAACCCCTGTGGCTCCTGTTCCTGTATATTCAATCATGCCTCCTGATAACGTTGATAAATACATCCTGATACAGGACTTATCCCAAAACCAGCTGGATGAAAAAAGAGCCTATATTACCCAAGGGATTATTTCCATCTCATGTGTGGAAAAGTTCACAGGCCGTGACGGCGACTTAGATGAAGTTTCCGCATTGGCCAACACAATCAGAACAGCATTAACACCCACAAGGTTAAGCACATTTGGAAATGTGGATGGAATAAATATCTTTACAATGTACATTGACAGCGCATCGGATGGGATGTTTGAAACGAATCCAGGTCGAACTGCAATAGTTACATTAAGACTTAATTACATGGCACAAAATATTTAAAAAAATGGCAATAGATGGCAAATTCGTATTATTGAAAGTCGGTTCTACCGTAGTTTTAGGACAGACAGGAGGATCTTTAGAGTATTCCGTGGATATGTTGGAGACTACCGACAAGTTGAGTAAAGATCCTGTAACAGGGATTACCCACAAAACTTATATTGCTGGTGACCGTGACGGAACGATCTCAATTGAAGGAAACCAAAAAGACACTGCAGACGGATGGCCTCTTCTTTATGGTCTTTACGCAAATGCTGTAACTCCTGCGACTTTGATTTACGGAGGCACAAGACCGGGAGAAAAGTTCTACACTCAATCGGGATGGCTTACTTCCATTTCAAGAACTGATCCGACAAACGGAATCTCTACTTATTCCGCATCGTTCCAAAAGACAGGTGCACCGACTGAATCAACTGTATCGTCTTAATATGCTGGTAAATATTAAAGGGGTATCACTCAAGCCTGATTATTCCATCGAGACCTTTGTGGACATTGTGGAATATAAAAAACGCTATGAGCCACATGACAAGGTGACCTTAACCCAATACCTGCAAAAGGTAACAAGCGAGGATTACGGAATTGATACCGTTGTAGATATTCTATTTTATCCTTATGCTATGAAGGTAAGGAAATCAGGCCTTATCCCTGAACTTGATTACAGGGATGTAGCGGTACATGTGGCAAAGAATCCAAACATAGTTCAGGAAGTGATTGCTGACTTGGTAGCTACTTTGCCCGATCCTGAGGAACAGCCAAAAAAAAAGCCATCCAAAGCCATGAAGGCCGTGAGCTTACAGTAACATCTATTTACCATCTTGCGGGGGCAATGGGGTTTGAACCTGTTGCCCTCTTGCGTTTGAACATATCCCAATTTTTAGCAGTTGTTAATGGATACAGGGAAAGGAAAGCGACTGAGGAAAACCATTTCAGAAAGCTTTATTACCTGCTATATTCAGTTTACAGAGACCCTAAAAAAATCACTTTGCCCCCTCATCAGATTTGGCCTATCCCTGAAATGGATTATTTTATTACCCCTGAAGAAGTGGAAGAAATGGACTTAAAAAAGATTGAATTGATGAAGTTGTGGGGAATAAGCGAAAATTAACTATCTTAGAGCCATGGCAACGATTGGAGAATTAACCGCAAAACTTGGTCTTGACAATTCGGATTTCACTAAAGGTATCCAGGAATCGACAGGACAGCTTGACCAACTTGGCAAAACCATTAAGGAAGGAAATCAGAAATTGCAGGACTTTTCCAAAGCAATAAAGGAAAAGGCTGCTGCAATGGCGGCCTCCGTCCGTGCCACGTATGACCAGGCCAAAGCTTTAACGGCTTCTCAAATAGCTTGGAAGGCGGCAACACTTGCAACAAATGCATTTAAAGTTGCCCTTATGTCCACAGGTATAGGGGCTATTGTGATCGCTCTTGGATCGCTTGTCGCTTACCTTACCACTACCCAAGCGGGGATGGATAAGCTAAGACAGGTCACGGAACCAGTTGCTGAAATATTCAGAAGGCTTTTAGGAGTGTTGCAGGATTTGGGGGGCAACGTGTTCAAAGGCATCGCCCAAATGCTAAATGGTGATCTTAAAGAAGGGTTTAAAACCCTTGCATCGGGCGCATCACAGGCGGGGAAAGCCACAGTTTCAGCGTTCAAAGATGGAGTAAGCGCAGGCCGTGAGCTTGCCACATTGCAAAGGCAGATTGAGGAGGCTCAGAATGATTTTATAATTGTTCAGGCTAAATTAAACAGAGAGATAGCCGAACAAAGGGAGATTGCATCAGATTCTAATAGGACAGAAGCAGAAAGACAGCAGGCAGCGAGGAGGGCAGTTGAGCTTATTGATCAAAGGGTAAAAGCTGAGGATAAGGTTTTAGCCTTACAGGAAAAAAGACTTAGGTTATCACAAGAATCTAACGACACAGACAGAGCGGGGTACAGAGAATTAAACGAGCTTGTAGCCCAAAGGATGAACCTTGAAACACAGGCATCACAGGAGCGAAGAAGATTGCTGGGGATGGCAAATAAAGAGGTAGGCATCCAAATTGACCAGACAAAAGAACTTATTGCACTACAGCGTCAACAGCTTGGAACGTTTTTGCAGATGACCAAAGGCCTTGGAAAGGGAACGCAAAGAGACCCTTTCAACATTGAGCCTACCCAAGCATATTCAAAGGAGGTTCTTAAAAACGTATCCAAAATTTCAGACCAGCTTTTAAAAGCACAAACAGCTAATGTAGGGTTGATTATAACTCCTGAAATGCGATCCAATCTTGAAAACCATGTGGCACTCATGGAGCGGAACCGGTACGAAACTGAATTATCGGCCTTTGCCGTTCAGTCACTTGGTCAGGTATTCCAAAACGCATTCCAGGCAATGCTGATAAGCGGTAACATATCTTTCAAAGGTCTTATCCAAGGGCTTAAAGCTATGATCGCACAATTGATAGCGGCGGCAGCGGCGGCACTTGCGTTGAATGTGCTTTTGGG